CATACGAATGCTCTCAAGAGACAGGCGCACCAATTAAGCAGTTCGTTCCTACCACTATTGATGGTGGCCATGTAGGTTATAAGACACGGGTGTTTCCCAAAGACTTCTCTCACCCCGTAGGAGAGGTTGGGCAGAAGTGTGATTTGATTGGTAGTTTTAGATTTCAAAATGGTGGTAAGTATGTTGTAGTTTGTGCAGGGGAAGTGGATTTTCTGTCGGCTTTTCAGATGTTACGGGATTATCAGTTAAGTAAAGATAAGACTGCAACGTATGACCCCATAGCTTGTGTCACCCCTACAGTTGGCGAAGGCGGTTGTGGTAAACAGTTGCAACACAACTATAAGTTCTTAGATAAGTTTGAACGTGTTGTTGTTTGTTTTGACAATGATAAAGCAGGTAAGGAAGCTGTAGAGAAGATTATTCCAATGTTGCCTAAAGGTAAAGTGTGGGTTTTGAATACACGGTATAAAGATTGCAACGAATATCTAGTAAATGGTAAGGAACGGGAGTTTGTTACTGACTTTTTTAATGCTAAAAAACACACACCAGCAGGTATTGTAGCAAGCACAGAGATTTACAAAGAGGTTGTACAGCGTTCGTTATTAGAGCGTTTACCATTCCCACCTTTCCTTGAGAAGCTTAACAAGATGCTTTCAGGGGGCATCACTTACGGTTTTATTGTCAATATTCTTGCAGGGTCGGGTAGTGGCAAGTCAAGTTTGATTAATCAATGCGTTATCCATTGGGCTAAAGAGTGTAACATCTTAACAGGTGTTGTATCTCTTGAAGCAGATAGTGCTGCTTATGGCGAAAACCTACTGTCTTGTTACGCAGGTAAGAAGTTAGCTTTGATTAGTGATAAGAATGAGAAGCACTCTATCGTGACAAGTGAACACATGGAGTCTTGCGCTAAAGAATTATTCTGTTATGAAGATGGTAGCCCTCGTATGTATATCTTGGATGACAGAGGGGATTATTCTGAACTACAAAACCACGTTGAGGAGCTGATTGTCTCATTTGGTGCTAAGGTGATTGTATTTGATGTTATTAGTGATGTGTTTGCAGGGATGAGCATAGAAGATGTTGATAAGTATATGCGCTGGCAGAAGAACATTGTTAAACAGTATAATTGTATCTTGATTAATATTAGTCATACTCGTAAGGCAGGTGGGGGTCAGAAAGCTGCTAGTCAAGGTGCGTTCTTAACAGAGGAAGCAACTATTGGCAGTGGTACGCAATATCGCAGTGCAGGTATCAATATATCTCTTCAAAGGGATAAAACCGCCGAAGATGATGTAGAGCGTAACACTACACAAGTGTACTTATTGAAGTCACGCGATACAGGTGTTACAGGGTTAGCTTGTGAGATTTTCTATGAGAATGAAACACACACTTTATACGATAAAGAGTATTACTTTACACAGGTTAAGCAACCAAGTTTTTAGGAGACAATATGGAAAAGCATAATAATGGTAAACCTGTTACAATTAAGGTTGGCGACAGGTTCACTAACAACGATGGAGCAGAGGCAGAAGTAATAGAATATAAAAATGCTAAAGCGGTTGTTGTGAAGTTTATAGAGAGTGAGCACATTGTTAGTGTACAGGCTCACCACTTATTAGGTGATAAAAGATTTAAAGACCACTACTTTCCTAAAAAAGCTGGTGGTTGTTATATAGGGAAAGGAAGCCCAAGCTTGCATGAAGATGGCACGACTCATAAGATATACATATTGTGGGCAGCTATTATTAGACGTTGTTATAAGTGGTCTAAAGAGAAGGACGCTTGTTACGAGGGCTGTAGTATAAGTGATGAGTGGAAATGCTATAGTGACTTCTATAATGATTGTATTAAAGACGACAGATACACTTATGAGGATTGGCAGCTAGATAAAGATTTACTTGTAAAAGGAAACAAGATTTATTCAAAAGATACTTGTTGCTTCTTACCAAGAGAGATTAACTCTTTCCTGCAAGGCGGTAAGTCTAAGAATAAAGGCTTACCTGTTGGTGTGTACTTACGTGAGAACAAGAAGGTTTATAGGGTTATACTTGGCGTTAAAGGTAAGTTATTACATCTTGGTCAATACACAACAGTAAAAGAAGCTGCACAGGTGTATAAGGAAGCTAAAGAGAAGCACATTAAATCTCTAGCAGAAAAGTACAAACACCAACTTGACCCAAGAGCTTACCAAGCTTTGCTAAACTATACAGTAGAGATAACAGACTAATGAAAATAACAGAAGCATCACTTTGCTACAGATTCTATAGACACGAAGGCTGGACACGCAGTTTAGTGGCATCATTGTTACGAACAGACAACCTAGACACATTACCAATCCACTACGTTAATGCTCGTTGGTTTGACAATGAGCTTGATAACAAAGTGAAGTGGGGTATAGGCTGGATAAATGATACAGAGGATGAGTATTTAGACTGTGACTACTATGCTGTTTATAATGGAAGATGTAATTGGAATGATAAGTTTAATGAGCATGAACTAATACCATTTGGTAGGTTGTAAATCTAAGGGTGAGGTGTTATGCTTCACCTTTATTTATTTGAGAGAGAAGAAAAATGAACGGCTGGTACTTTGACCTAGAATCCGATGGATTCTACTTACAATCAAAAACGATTTGGTATATCAAGTTTAAAACTCTTGACGGTTCTCGTTCAATGAGTGTTTACCCATTCAAAGAAGATTGCAAAACTAAAATACTTGAATGGATAAACTCATTTGAAGATGGTGCTTTAGTTGTGCAGCATAATGGATTGGGCTTTGATACATGGATGCTGTGGAAGTTTTTTAATATTCAACCGAGAGTCGGTAAGAAGGGGAAAGATTGGCTAGGTACTAAGTACGTTCAGTTTATTGATACCTTAGTTCTTTCTCAATATCTACAACCTGATTCTATATCACATTCGTTAGCTTACTTATCAAGTGGCAACGATAACGAAAAGATTGATTACAGAAAGCACCTGATTGAAACTGGTGCTATGCCTAAAGACTCACCTAAAGGTTTTGAGTTTAGTTTCTATAATGAGTATATGGACACATACTGTGATGCTGACGTCGATGCAGGTATTACTGTATTCAACAAGTTGTGGAAAAGCACAAGAGATGTATGGCATGAGTAATTGGATTCATCCTTCATTCAAGCAAATACAGAAGGATTATTTCTTATACCAAGCACAAGCTTACACAGGTGTTAAGTTTAATGTAGAGAAAGCAAAGAAGTTAGTAGAAAATGTAACCGTTGAAATGGATAAGATTAAAAAGGAAGTTGATAGTGTATTACCAAATAGGGGGTTGAAAGAGTCTGAAAAATCTTTCTACAAAATCCCTGCCAAACCATTTAAGGCTAATGGTGATTACTCTACTACCTTCACCACTTGGTTGTCTAAGCATAATGCCGAGGTTATTGACGGTAAGATTCACGCTTATGGTATTATGGCTGATATTAAAGCTAATGAAGTGTTAGATGTTAAGATACCGATGGAGATTGATGATAATGCAGAGCTTAAACAATGGTTCATGGAAAATGGTTGGAGGCCAAGTGAAGAACATTGGAATTTAAAGAAAGGTGAAGATGGTAAGCCACTAAGAGAGAATGGTAAGGTGGTTAAGACAACACCGAAGATTATGGTGATGGGTAATATTTGCCCTAATCTACTAAGAATGGAAGCCGAGATACCTGCTAAGGTTGTTAAGTATCTATCTTACCGAAATAGACGTTCTGTTGTTGAAGGGTGGCTTAATAATTGGCGCATAGGGTTTGACGGCAGACTTAGTGCTGAGATTAGTGGCTATACACCCACCTTTAGGGTACGTCACCGTACAGTGGTAAATTGTCCTAAAGCTGACCCTAAAGTGCTACTAGGTGCTGAGATGAGGGATTTATTCTGTGTCGATGATGGTAACTGGTATATCGGCACAGATAGTGCAGCATTAGAGAATAGAACACTTGCGGCTTATACAATGAAGCATGATAACGGGGCATTTGCTGAACTAATCCTAAGAGGTGATAGTCACAGTTTTAATGCCTTTGCTTTCTTCCCTGAGATAGCTGACAAATTTAGTATAGACACTGTTGGATTGAAAGATTTACCAGAGTTTAAGCCTTACCGTAATAAAGCAAAAACGGGTTAAATACTAGCCCCGTAGTTGAGTAATCAACTAATGAAAATTGTATGAATTCAGAGGATACCTGACCACATAAAGGTGAAGGCAATTCTGAGCGAAGCTTTATACTCAATAGTGACTCCGTAATTTAGGAGAAACTATGAAACAAAACTTTAGAAGCTCTAAAACTTATTCGTCAAACATTAAAGCTGACCCATCTTCGTATCCGCAAGGGTATTTCAAAGATAAGCCTTGCAGGGAATGTAGGGGGTTGTTTAAACCACAATCTCCTTCTCACCTGTTTTGTGGACAAGCTTGTTTCGATGATAATTTCTCACGGAAATATTTGAGAAAAACCTACGGAATTACGCTTGAGGAATACAGACAAATGTTTGTTGACCAAGATAATAAGTGTGCCATTTGCCGTATGGATGGTTTTAAAATTTGCAAAGATGCGAAAGCCCTTTTAGTAGTTGACCATTGTCACTCTACAGGTAAAGTAAGGGGTCTTTTATGTCATAATTGCAACCGAGGTCTTGGATTATTTCAAGACAATAAACAACATCTCGGAGCTGCTATTGAGTATATTGAACGTGCAACGACTATCTCTTCGGAGAGTACACTACAAACTATCGGTAGTGGAAGCGTACAACACCCTGAGATGGGTGATGATATAGTCTGAGCTGCATGGAAACATGCAGATGCGGGTAATGCCGCTGGCAGGGAGTAGTGAACCCTGCTGAACATTTCTGGCATATTTACTGGCCTATGGCGGTGGTGTTGCTAAATTGGCAAGCAGTCTGGGTTTATCTAAACAAGCAGCACAAGTGGCTTACGATAACTATTGGACAGCTAACTATGGACTAGGTAAGCTTAAAGATGCAGCAGAGAGTTACTACGACACAGCAGGTAAGAAAAAGTATCTACCTGCTTGGGATGGTAGAATACTATCAATACGAGGTAAGAATGTATTGATTAACTGTCTAGGGCAATCTCTTGGGGCTATTTGTCAATCGTTAGCAGCTTGCTTAATGGATGCTAAACTAGGGAAGATGTACATTGATGATGTTGGCAGACCATACTATTTGTACAAAGGGAAGATGGTGAGACGGGTAAGCCTTTTTCACGATGAGTATAGCTTTGAGGTGTTAGACGGTATTGAAGAAGATATTCGTGCTATGAGTGTTAAGTGTATCATTGAGGCTGGTGAGTTCTTAAAGCTACCAATTGAGCTTGATGGCGAGGGTAAGATGAGCAAGAATGGTAGTTGGAAAGATGTTCACTAAAACAGTTGACACAAGGAACGTGTTCAATCATAATACCAAACATGAAAACGAGGAGATGCCTTAAATAAAATAATTTAATTAAATGTTTGACACAACATTAAAATGTGTTAAGATAGGCGAACATAAGCAGCTTGAACAACGGGCTGCTTATTACAACGGCATAATGCCAACAACGTAAACAACGAGGAAATTTAAACATGGCTACTGAGATTTTAAACAACGTAACTTTCTTTTATACCTGTATTCAAACACCTACTAAAAAGTATGAGTCAGAGGACACAGAATGGAAGACATCTGCTGTTGTAGACAAAAAAACAGCAAAAGAGTGGAACAAACGCTTTGCTAAACAGAAAGCGAAAGAGGTGGACAACGAAGAGTTTGTAGCTAAATACAAATGTGAAGTACCATTCCCTGAACAGGATGAGCAGTATATCATTAAACTCTCTCAGAATACCCACAATGCGGATGGCAAGGAAATGTATCAACCGAAAGTATATCAAGACATTGGTGGCAACAATGTTATAGATATTACTAAGAAAAAGTTGGTAGGTAATGGTAGTAAAGGGAAAGCTGCTTATGGTGTAGTTGAGAATAAGTTCGGTACATTCGCTAAGTTAAACAGCATTTGTATTTTTGACTTAATTGAGTATGGCGGTAATGCTAATCCTTTTGGTAATGTTGTTGAAGATGAGGCAGATGCAGAACAACGAGAAGCATATAGTCCAAAACCTGTTAAGCCTGAGCCAAAGCCTAAACCTGCACCGTTAGCGGAAGATTTAGATGACGGGGACGATTTACCTTTTAATTAAGGGGAGCTTTGACCTCGTTAACAACAAAGCAAACGAAACAAACGGGCTGCTAACAACAGCCCAACTATTCAAGAGAGTGTAATATGAGTATAGAATATAACGCAGCTATCGTATTTGGTGCAGAGTGGGACAATATTAAAGGCGATGCAAGCCTAGAGAAGATTTCAATGTTGATTGAAGTGGGAGAGTTACACGACTTCCCACCGTATTATGATGGTGATGGTCAAGGTTTGTTTGGTATTCACATTAACAATGCACCTGATTATGGGTACGTCGAGGTGAGCTATACAGATGGTGATGTTGCTAAAGCCAAAGAAGAGTTTGAAGCACTCACAGGGATGGAAGGTAAACTATATTTAACAGTGATTGGGAGTTAATATGATAAATTCATTCGCACTACCAATTAAACCTGTAGGTGTAACGTTTAAAGAAGATGCAGGTAAACCCGATACCCCAAAGAAAGCATCAACACCTGCACTATTCTTAGTTGGCTGCCTAACATACATATTCTTTGTGTTGTTCCCTATGCACATTGGATTTGGTGTAGCTGTTGAAAGTATGTGGGCTGTTGTGCTACCTACAATATGTTTTGGTTGGTTATTAGTGTTTGGAGCAGGAGAAAGCAAATGAGTCATTTTGAAGATTTTATGGAACACGCTACAAAGACAACAGATGAGGAAACTGTACAGAAAGCTATGGAGCTTTTAGACGAGATTTTCTTGATTATTAAAGATAATGGATTAGCAGGTGCATTAGCTTCTAATCTGTTGTTTAGCACTTGCCTAGATGCTTTAGGTGATGAAGAGGAACAAGACAATGAGTGAACAAAAGAAGCGTGGCCGTCCTGAGAACAACGACAACGAAGTGTTAACAAACATCATCAATGATAAGGATAAGTTAAAGGCATTTAAAGAAGCTATTGCTAACTTAGTGTACCATAAACGTAAGATTGAGGCTGATACGCTAATATATAAAGAAGATGTTAGTGGTGTTAGTGAAAAATATGGCTTGTCAAAGGGTTTGATTAATGCTAAAGTGGCTGCAATAGTTAAAGAGAAAGAAGTTGAAGAGGCGGATAAGCTTTTAACTAAACATGAGATGTTGACAGAGGTATAACTACCAACGCATAAGCCGTAACCACTCTACCACGGCTTGATGATTTTACAGTAACCGATTGGGTGGTTATCGGATTCATGCAGAGTTAGATGGGGAGCTTGAGATGGAAGGCGAATACAAAACAACTATTGATTTTGAGTACAAAGCGCAAAATAAACGTGGCGGCAGACCTTTGGTTATAAAAATTCCAGAAGGTTCGGCGGGAACAAAGAAAGGCGACAAGTTAATATTTTACTCATTAGCAAGAAAAGGGCATAACCCGTTTGTTTTTTGGACTCAAGCATACTTATATGTGGAATAAGGCTGAATCTAACTAAAAAATTAAGCCGTAAATACCCACACGGACAGCGAAACGTTGATAATAGTTTGGGTATTTATCGGCTTGAATGAGAGTTAGAAAGCGAGGACTTGAGATGAAAAATGTTTTTGTAGTGGCAGCTAAGAGAAACAGTGGCTTTACACTTAAAAGCTTCCATGAAAATATTTGTTTAGCAAATAAAGCAATGCTAAACACTATTGACGTAGATGCACTACAAGTTATTCCTGCAAAAATACAGTTTGCTAAAAATGGTAATGTTAGGTTGTGGTGTAGCGTCTAACTAAAAAGTTTAGGCGAAACAACCTAGACGCTTTAGTAAGAACGAATAAATAACGGTGCAGAAAACAACCATGAATGACTGGGTTGTTTTCGCACTACAACGAGAGTTAGAAAGCGGTAGTGTTTTGGCGATGATGTGCGGAGATGGTTATGGATACAGTAAGTTTGTTGATGCAGATTGAGCAACTAGAGACTGAAAATAAGCGGTTTCGTGAAGTTATAAGAAATATTCGCGAAATGACAGACGTAAATAACCCCGATTCATATCGAAGCGATGACAGAGAAGGATGCCTTGATGCTGTGTTTGCCGAAGCGGATAGAGCTATAACCAAGTAGCGTCTAACTACCAACGCATAAGCCGTAACCACTTATGCGATGACAGTAAACCTTAACAAATGTCCGAGTGGTTATCGGTTTGATGCAGAGTTAGACACTGGAATAGCGATGAATCTAATGCTTGGCGATTGTTTAGAGCGTATGAAAGAGATACCTGACGGCAGTGTTGATTTGATTTTAGCTGACCCACCATACGGAACGACAGCTTGTAAGTGGGACAGTG